TTAGTACACAAGTTTTTCTAATTTTTGCTCTAACTCTCTGTCCATTTTCTCTGTTACATGTGTATACACCTTTATAGTCGTTTTTTCATCTCTATGTCCTACTCTTTTCATAATTGCTTTTAACGATATATTCATTTCCGCCAATAAACTTATGTGTGTATGCCTTAGTGTGTGAGTAGTAACTTTTTTATTTATATTTAATGATTCTGCAGCTGAGGACAATCGTTTGTTTATCCTACTGCCTTGCATAGGATTTCCTTGGCAAGTTGTGAATATAAACCCTCTATCAACATAGCTTGGTTCCCATTGTTGCATCTTTTTATTTTCTAACATTATTTTTTTCAATACATTTGCTATCCTTGAATTGATGGCGATTTTTCTTTTTGAACCTGCGGTCTTCGTAGTATCTTTGTGACCAAATCCAGCATTACATTTGATTCTGTGAATAGTGCCATTAATAGCGATCGTTTTATTTTTGAGGTCAACATCTTTAACTTGGAGAGCTAATAACTCACCTATGCGCATACCTGTTAAAGCTTGAACTTCTACAGCCCCAGCAACTAAAATACGAGCTCTATACTGCATGTTATTATCGTTCAGTATAAAATCGCGTATCTGTATTACCTGTTCCATCTCTAAATAGTTGTACATTTTCGCTTCTTCTTTTTCTATATCTTCTATCGTCTTACTCTTCTTTGGTAGTGTGACGCTATTTAATATGTGTTCGTTTGGATAATTGTAAAATTTAACGGCGTATTTAATAGCTTCTTTCATATGTCCAAGTTGACGCTTTACCTGATTTGCAGAATATACGTTTGATAATTCGTTAATAAATGTTTGCATGTACTTTGTATCAATTTTGTTTAAAAGTAAATTTTGAGAACTGTTCTTTTTGATGTTTTTGATTCTTGTTTTCAAATTATCAAGCGTCGTTACTTTAAAGCCAGATGTTTTTATATGATATTCAAGCCATTCATCTAATAACGCGTGAAAAGTCAAAGTTTTTAATTCGCTTGACGACTTGTTGTTTAGTTTTTCTTTTATTTTTTCTTCTAAACGAAACATTGCCTCTTTTTGCGATTGCTTTGTATTCTTATTCAAGACAACACTTACACGTTTCCATTTATCTGTATACGGATCTTTGTATTTCTCGTAGTATCTATACTTCGTTTCATTGTTCTTATTTTTAAATTTTTCAAACCACATTTTACATCCCTCCTCAAAATTGGCAAAAAATAATAAGGGTAGGCGGGCTACCCGTGAAAATTGTATAAAAAAAGAGAGAGCGCAGATGCACCCTCTCATGTCGCAAATATTTCAGCGACTTGTCTAATTTGAAGCTTGCCGCAAATATTTCAGCGGCTTGTTTTGTATATATGTAATATACCATCAAAGAGAGTGTAGTTCAAGCGATTTAACTAAGAAATCTATTTTTTATACTATTTTCAATTTTATTGTTGAACAACTATTGCTTCGCTTCTTGCTTTTCCTACTTCTTTTCTAAAACTATCATATGATTGATTAGGATGTGTTAACGACATTCCTGGACCACCTCCAGCATGTTGGTTTTTGTCCGGATTATTTTCCATTTCTTCAGTGGCTCTTTTAGCATTTAAATATTCTTCGTAACTAGGTTCGTTTGGGTCGCGTGGTTGTGCTTGTTGTCCATTATTGGTAGCTGGAAGATTCTTCTGTACCTGTTGCTTAGATGTGTTATTGGTTTGTTGATTGTTGTTAATGTTTGTGTTGTTCTCGTTGTTTACTTGATTATTGTTATCGTTTTGATTAGCATTTTCTTTTTTAGCTTCTGCTTTTTCTTTAGTTTCTTTCTTTTTATCTTTGTTCTCTTTCTTTGTTTCTGTTTTTTTACTTTCTTCTTTTTTGTCTGTATCGTTACTACCACATGCGCCTAACACCAACGTACTTGCTAATAGTAAACCTAATAATCTTTTCATTTTCATTTCTCCTTTGCTTATATTTCCTTATATTTAAAAACTCTCAACGGCTCAAATGTAATAGAATACTCGCCGTAGTGGGTACCAATACCATATATCTTTTTGTATTGTTCTATTGCTTCTAATATGTATTCTTCGCTTAATTGTAGATACTCAGACAACTCATACAAGTTACGTACGCCATAATTATAAGCTTCTACAATTTCGCGTAATGGAACAGCTGAGATAAAGCCGTGTCGTCTTGCGTAATTTTCGAACTTGCGATTGTTGAAATTTGATTGATCTAAAATGTTGCCATACGTCAACTTATGGTGGGCAAGTTCCTCATATAATACTTCAGCCTTGCGTGTTTCTGACAATTTATTGTCTATAAGCACAATTCCATCTGAATAAAAACCTGCATATCCCTCTGGAAGCTCTACAAAATCTTTTACTTCTATGTGGTCATTTTCAATTAATATTTTTTCATATCTCGACATCAAAACCTTACCCCTTGCTGTTTAATCTTTCTTTTTAAATCTGTCAATTAATCCCATAATATAGTCTACATCTTCTTGTTTTAATTCCCCCTCAAGATGAGCTGCCATAGTTTGATGTTTGTCAGGTTCCATAGCTTTCAGTCCGCTTAATTCATCTAAAGATACATTAAAATAATTTGCTAAAGCACTTGCGTGTTCCATAGAAGGGCTAGTTAGACCTTTTTCCCATCTGTCGATTGATGCTTTTGAAAATTTAACTTCGTATTTTTCATTTAGTCTGGTTGCTAATTCTTGTAAAGACAAGTTTCGAGACTTTCGTAAAGTATTTAAGTTACTAGGGAAATTTGACATTTATTTTACTCCTTAATTTGTATTTTACAAACTTATTATATAAGTTTGTTCTCATTTTTGCAACACATTTCACAAATTTATTTCTCAAAAATGAAATTTATTTGTTGACACCTAAACTAACAGCTTGTATAGTGGTTAGTGTAATCTCATAAATGAGACGAAAGGAGGATGGAAAAGTGAATAAAGTTAGATATCAGAATTTGAGGAACTTCATTGATGAGAGCGAATATACACACAAACAAGTTGCAGATATGATTGGTATGAACCCTGCTAGATTCAGTCAAAAGATAAATAAAAATAAAAGCAACTTTACTATTGATGAAGCTAGTGCAATATGTACTGTTTTAAAAATAAGTATGGATGATTATTTTTTTAATCAAAACGTCTCAAAAATGAAACGTATAAAAGAAAAACAAACAACATAAAGGAGGACACTATGGAACAAATCACATTAACTAAAGAAGAGTTGAAAGAAATTATAGCGAAAGAAGTTAGAGAGGCTATAAACGGCAAGAAACCAATCAGTTCAGGTTCAATTTTCAACAAAGTAAGAATCAGCCATAACGATTTTGATGAAATTAATAAAAAGTTTGCTTATACAGAACGTTTAAGAGGTGCTGACAATCTCGGCTTAGGACATCCATTATCTTTGAAGAAATATCAACACGGAATAGGATGTTATGAAAATTACAAAGCATACGCTAGTGAAATTCACGACCACATTAGAAAACTTACATTATCAGCTTTTGGTGTAACGCTTAATTCTGATTTGAAAGAGAGTGAATACGATGAAGCTAGCAGAATGTATAACATGTTAAAGAACTTCTATTTATATCGTTACCAAAAACGAATTGAAAACTTGTCAATTGAAGATTTCGAATAAAGAAAAAGTCACATCTTAATAGGAGGAAAACAAATGCAAGATTTAAAAAAGATTCATGAAATAGCAGTAAAAATCATCGAACTAGCAGAAAAAGAAAAATGGAGCGAAGAGGAATTACTAACGACAATAGACCTCTTACATCTCCAAAATAAAAACTATTTACCAGAGTTACCTAGTTTAGATACTACGTTATAGAAATGTTGATACATTTTTTCTGTGTTTTCAGCAGTGGTATGCGAATGATGTGTATTATTACTACTCGCTCGCACATTTAAATGTTCTAAGTAACTTTTAGTTAATTCTAAAGCTATTTCTTTATCAGACATACTTATCACCTCCTTAGGTTGATAACAACATTATACACGAAAGGAGCATAAATATTATGCAAGCATTACAAACATTTTGTTTCCAATAAAAAAACACATGCTTTGTCGTGGAAAGCATGTGCTACGGAAATTTTGTTTGATTCTAGTCGCCACGACTAACAGCTCAAGTTTTGCTGGTATCGTCCCCAGCCCTGTAATGAGCTTAGGTGTTCAATCAAAGTCTAGCGTCCTATAAGTTACTACCTTACAGTACGCATACCTTTTTAACGCCTCAGTTGGCGATGGAGCACAACAAACGATGCTCTGAATTTAGATTTACTTATCTATAGAACCACAGGGTGATTTAAAACCTCGCATAAGCAAGGCCATCACCTCCCAGTTTATGTGGGGTTGAGATAAGTATATAACGAAATTCCGTTACAAGCAATAAGGAGTGTTAAGATGCTGAACTTAAAAGAATTGAGAGAAGAAAAGGGGATAACACGCTATCAACTAGCGAAGCTAACAGAATTACAAAACTCGACAATTCGATCTATCGAAACAGAAGTTAAAAACCCCGGTTTCCTCACAGTAAAAAAAATATGCGATGCACTACAAATTGATATCGCTAATGTAAAGGAGAAATAAAATGCAAGCATTACAAACAAAATCGAACATCGGAGAAATGTTCAACATACAAGAAAAAGAAAATGGAGAAATCGCAATAAGTGGTCGAGAACTTCATCAAGCATTAGAAGTTAAGACTGAATATAAGAAGTGGTTTAACAGAATGTCTGAGTATGGTTTTGAAGAAAATATCGATTTTACAAGGGTGACCCAAAAATGTCTTACCCAAGGTGGTTATCAAAATATGACTGACCACGCTCTAACACTAGACACTGCAAAAGAGATTGCAATGATTCAACGTAGTGAACCTGGTAAACGTGCAAGACAATATTTCATCCAAGTTGAGAAAGCATGGAACAGTCCAGAAATGATTATGCAACGTGCATTAAAAATTGCTAACAACACAATCAATCAATTAGAAACAAAGATTGAACGTGATAAACCAAAAATTGTATTTGCAGATGCAGTAGCTACTACTAAGACATCAATTTTAGTTGGAGAGTTAGCAAAGATCATTAAACAAAACGGTATAAACATCGGGCAACGCAGATTGTTTGAGTGGTTACGTCAAAACGGATTCCTTATTAAACGCAAGGGTGTGGATTATAACATGCCTACACAGTATTCAATGGAACGTGAGTTATTCGAAATTAAAGAAACATCAATCACACATTCGGACGGTCACACATCAATTAGTAAGACGCCAAAAGTAACAGGCAAAGGACAACAATACTTTGTTAATAAGTTTTTAGGAGAAAAATAAAAATCTTAATAGGAGGAATTATCAATGAACACACTATACAAAACAACCCTCCTCATCACAATGACAGTTGTGACGTGGAAGGTTTGGAAGATTGAGAAGCACACTAGAAAACCTGTGATTAGTAGCAGGGCGTTGAGTGACTATCTAAACAACAAATCTTTAACCATACCGAAAGATGCTGAAAATTCTACTGAATCTGCTCGTCGCCTTTTGAAGTTCGCCGAACAAACTATTAGCAAATAACAACATTATACACGAAAGGAAAGATAGAAATGCCAAAAATCATAGTACCACCAACACCAGAAAACACATATAGAGGCGAAGAAAAATTTGTGAAAAAGTTATACGCAACACCTACACAAATCCATCAATTGTTTGGAGTATGTAGAAGTACAGTATACAACTGGTTGAAATATTACCGCAAAGATAATTTAGGTGTAGAAAATTTATACATTGATTATTCACCAACAGGCACTCTGATTAATATTTCTAAATTGGAAGAGTATTTGATCAGAAAGCATAAAAAATGGTATTAGGAGGATATTAAATGAGCAACATTTATAAAAGCTACCTAGTAGCAGTACTATGCTTCACAGTCTTAGCGATTGTTCTTATGCCATTGCTGTACTTCACTACAGCATGGTCAATTGCAGGATTCGCAAGTATCGCAACATTCATATTCTATAAGGAATACTTTTATGAAGAATAAAAAAACTGCTACTTGTTGGAGCAAGTAACAGTATCAAACACTTAAGAAAAAATTCATGTTCAATATAAAACGAAAAACGGAGGAAGTCAACCATGACTAAAAATTATAAAGACATGACGCAGGAAGAAATAAAAGACTTATTATCTGAAAAAACGGCAGAATTGTATGAATTAGCGAAAGAAATTAAGGGAGAAAGTAAATTTGATATTTTGCTTTTCTCATCAATAGGAGTTATCGACGGAGATTATTTAGCAGGTTCA